TCAACACCAGAGGTGGCAGTCCAATCTGTATTTACTTGAGCAGAAGGAATTGCTGGTTTATTAAGCAGATCAACATAATCACCAGTTACTGCTACTACTGAAAAGGAAGGTTTGTTTAATATAGAACCAACACCACTACCTGCATTCCAATCAACCTGCACCTGTGCAGCAGGGATTGATGGGAAATCTTCCCATGCAATAGAAGAACCAGTGGACTTTAAAAATTGTCCACTGGTTCCAGCAGCACCAGCAACCTGTAAAGGTTTACCAGTTGGTATATTTACTCCATCTTTTACTTCAACGGGTCCATTATCATTGTAGTTGGAGATTTGATTCGCCAGTAATTTTGACATACTTCTAGTCCTGAAGACACTTGATCTAAGCTAGAAGTATTTATAACTTACGAAGGACCATCTAATTTATCTAAGTCTTTTCCGTGCCTTTGATACTTACTTATCTCTATACCCTGAATAAGGTCATCGTTAAGACTATAACCAATAGGATCATTATTAAGGTAGTCAGAATCTAATTTAAAATTATACTCTGCATTGTTCCTATAATAACTAGTAACATTATCAACAGACCTGATAGGTGTAGTAAGAATAAGTTCTTTAACCTTACTCAATGCTTCAAACAATGTCTGAAGTTGTTCGTCTTGTTTCTTTTCTAGTGCTTCAATGATTGCCAAACGAAGGGCATCATCTGCATGTTCAATGTGCTTACGGATACTCATAATTATATGTCACAAGGGTTTTGGAATTTAGTTATATCAGTGGCAATATATTTCTCACCATTTGATTTCTTGATGAGGAAATCTTCACCGTTCTCAATTTGAACAGTATACTTCTCCTCATTCTTTTTAAACTCGTCTTCAGTTAGTTCAATCATACATTACAACAGATGTTTTCTTTTTGCATATATCTGATGGACTCTTGAGTTCCACCAAGATTTTCATTGTTTAACACTACTTGTGGGAAGGTAGCACCTTCTCCAAACTGTTGGTAGAAAGCTTCTTTGGTAAAGTGTTCGTCAAGTTTATACTCAACATAATTTAATTCAGAAATGCCTAATACTTCTAAGATTTGTTTGCAATGATTGCATCCATCCTTAGAGTAAACAGTGAAATTTTTCATACTGCTGGTGTTAAATCACTATTTAGTTGAGCGATTGTAGCAGCATGATCTTTATCAAAGATCGCCAGACCTTTATCAGTTAGGATATGTTTGTACATACCTTCAAATACATTAGGTGGCATAGTAACTATGTCAGCACCGTATTCAAAGGCTCTACCTACATCTCTAACACCCCTGAGAGATGCTGCAAGAACCTTAGTCTCCACATCATGTCTCTGGAATACATTAGCAATATCTTTGACTAGACACAACCCACCAAAGGAGTTGTCATCTACCCTACCTACAAATGGTGACACGTATGCAGCACCTGCCTTAGCAGAAAGTATTGCCTGTGACTGAGAGAATATCAAAGTAACATTAACTTTTATATTATTCTCAGCAAGTTCTACACATGCCTTGAGTCCATCTGGTGTGCAAGGTACTTTAATTGTAGCACACTTGCCAAACTTTTTGTGTAATCGTTTACCTTCTGAAATCATATTCTCTTTACTACCTATGACTTCCATGCTGATATCATTCAGACCGATATCCTTGAGCTCTTGGTAAACATCCTCGTGCTTCTTGCCACTCTTACGTATAAGAGATGGGTTGGTAGTCAGACCATCAACAAGTCCTGTCTTGAAACAAGACTTAATAACTTCTGTGTCTGCACTGTCAATAAAAATCTTCATTCGTTTAAAGCTTCCATCTTTAGGAACTGTTCGTTTAAATTATAGTACAATTTATAATTGATTGTGTTGACCCAATAGCCAACGATGTCGTTTCCATCACAATGGAATCCGTATCCTGTTAGGGGTTCGTTAACACCATCAATCTTGAAGGTCTTAGTACCACCCATATAGGATCCAAATTTCTCATCAAGGTTTATCATCGTTCCTCAAAAAACATTTTACGGACTCCTCTTCTGCGTCTTGCTTCTTGATATTCTAACTCTTGTGATGTAAAAAGTGATTCTTTTTTAAACTTCTTATTATTCTGTAACAATATGACCTGTCCCATGTCATTTGCAGACACAACATCATCATGTACAGATGTCATGTTCTCGCATCCACATGAAACAATCCTATGACCATCGCTTTGTAGATCTTTTCCACAAGCGTTACATCTTACTAACATTCTTCTTTAAAATAGTCCTTCTTGTAGTAACGTCCTAAGATGTTACTATTATAATACTTTGGAGTACCATCATCTAAGGTCTCCTGTAATACATTATTTAAAAAGAGTTGCTTGGTCTCTGCATAGTTGGTTCTGCCTGGGGTGGTGTGGAGTGATAATATCTCTCTCTTGAAACATTCGTTCCCAAGTAGTTTTCTATCTGCTTTAAGTTCCTCAGAGCTTCCGTAGTATCTTTTCCAATCACTCTCAGACGTAACCCTTCTCTTACCACCTCTAGGTTTACGTTTTGACCAGAAGTATTTCCTTCCGATGTATTGCCTACCGTTCTGGATATTAGTAATCCTGTAGACAAAACCGAACTGGTCGCCAATACTGTCAGTAAGGAAAGGTTCACCCTCATATATCCAGGGGTTTTCATAAACTCCCGCTTCAGCCATTTCATAATCATTATCTATTCCTCAGTATTTATATCCCCCACTGGGAGACCCATAGTTTTATATTCAAGCTGAGTCTTTAGAAACAAGATCTCCTGTTGGAGTTCATCAACTTGCTTCTCAAGATACTCGCAATGTTCTTGGTAGATTATTACGCTCATGTACCTATTTAGTCAATTGAACCACGGGTCTGGTATTTCTTTATGCTTTCTTCCCATTCCTTCATGCTGCTCTGGCAATCTGGTGGCTCTGGATCTTTGATACCTTTCTTCTTCTTCCAGTCGTTGTGCATAGCTTGCATCATCCAACTCTGTGCTAGGGACTTCGGCCCATTCATCAGCAAATCTGTGTTCAATTTGCCGTGGACTTTCATACCTAGGTACTCTTCTCTCCACGACTCGTCTCGTGGTTCTGGTTCTGTATTCATTTCCCGAAATTAAAGTTGATAGTGATCCTTTGACCTTGCGAAGGGTACGAGCTAGCATGTTCTGTAAATCCATCAAAAACCACCATTGTATTTTTCTTTGGTGTTACCCTATCTATAACCTGTCTATCATCATCAAAAAAATAAGTATCACCATCAGAATTGTTTACATAATATAATATAACATCATGTTGCATAGTTTGATCAGTATGTACACCATGATAACTATCCCACATATTAGGTATATGCATACCCAACCTCACTCTATTCAAATGATCAAGATCCAGTTCTGCTTTCTTAGATATTGTATGATTGATAGCTTCTAACCTCATCATCATTTCCCTATCAGGAACTTGATTACGGTCATGTAGATTTAATACTGGATGGGAAAACGATGGAAATTTTCTTTGACCATCTGGTATATTACCAGAAGAGTCTGGTATATATGACCATTTAATCTCAGGTGATGTCAACATCTCCTCCAACCAATCAGCCTGTTCTACTGGTAAAACATCATTGATGATGTTCATAATTTAAATCCAGTAAAGGTATCTTTCTTAACGTCCTGTTTAATACTTCCTACCATATAACTCTCAACCTCTGTCTCTTGTGGTGCTACTTGCATACCCTTAGAAGATAACCAATGTGCAGTCCAAGGTAAAGGATTGTTTGCCATAGGTGTATCAAAGATAGGTTTCAACCCTATTGATTTCAACCTACGGTTAGCAGTCCATTCAACATAACTCTGTAATAACTTATCATTCAAACCAATAATACTACCATCTTTAAACAAATACTCTGCCCATTCCTTTTCTTCTTCTACACATTTCTTAAACATTTCATAGACATTCTCTTCCTCTTCCTTGATGATATCAATCATCTCTGGATCATCACCCTCCTTCCACTTGTTTAGTATATTTTGTGTAACAGTAGTGTGTTGGGACTCATCACGAGCGATAAGTGAGATGATCTTGGCACTTCCTTCAAGTAACTTAAGCTCACCAAATGCAAAGGAGCAAGCGAAAGAGACATAAAAGCGAATACCTTCAAGAATGTATACATTAGCAACTGCCCTATATAAATGTTTCTTTAGATCTTTACGTGTCCATTCAGAATTAGGATGTCCAACCATGTCAGGTTTCCAACTGTTACTCTGACCATATTCATTAGCATAGTTAATGAACTCATCATATGCTTTGGTCACTGACTCAGCACGTGCTAGTATCTTCTCATCTTCTAAGATAGTATCAAAGACCTCAGAAGGATCAGGGTATACATTCTTAATGATGTGAGTATATGATCTGCTATGGATCATCTCCATAGTCTGCCATATATTCATGCAACCTTCAAGTTCAGGTAGTGAACAGTATGGAGCGAAAGCCATACCAGGAGCACGACCTTGCACCGAGTCCAAGAGGATCTGGTACTTAAGGTTG